TCTGTGGATTATGCGTCCCGGCGGCCAGAGTGCCTACGATTCTTGAAAGCAGCGTCTGGATATCCGAATTCAGAGCCACTGCTCCGCCCGCCAGGTTATCCAGATAGCCCGCTCTCGTTGCGGTTAGTCTCGACTCAAGGTCGTCAACGTAACTCTTAATGGCCGCATTTCCATATGTGCCATCGCTAACGATGCCGTAGGCATCTCCTGTCTGCGGATGGCTCGTATAAACCTGAACGGTTACGCTCACCGCCGAGGAATTTACGAAGGTGAAGGCCACGTGGTTGTAGTTCGTCTCGGCTTGTGTTGGCGCATAGCTCCAAAGGCCATTGCCTTCGTGCGCTACCGATCCGGAACCGGAGGCTTGGGTTCCTCCATCGCCCGTCACATAGACCGTGGTTGTTCCGCTTGTCACATCGGAGCCGTCGGTCTTCGATATAAGCTGTGCACATACGACCTGACCGGCTACGTTCTTTTTCATAGTTGCGCTCCTTGGATCAAGACGTTAGAATTGCGAGCCCAGAAGGGGTTAAAAGTGGGTGCTTCATCAGCCCAATAGTCTCTAAAGTTTGGGACGTCGATGCCGGCGAAGGGCTCTTCGTAGAGCCACATGACCTCGGCAGGTGTTAGCTCTCTCCGGTAGAGCCGAATGTTGTCTAAGGTGCCTGCTTTGAAGTGAGATATGCCAGCTCTTGACATAATATAAAATGGATGTGTAGGGAAATTACCTGATCCGGTTTTATTGTTGTTCGTTATTGTTGTGGTTCGTTCTACTCCATCGACGTAAATTTTGATGTCACCTGCCGTTGTGCTGTTATCAACTACAACGCAGAAGAACGTTAGGCGGTTTGGCCATGACGATTGAGCTTGAACATATTCCACCCTGTAATCTGTCGCGTTTCCTCTTATTCCCGCTGCCAAGCACCCACCCGCAGTAGTTTCTGTATTTATACAAAAACACTGAGCGTTACTATTAACATTGGTGCTCAGTTCAAAGAGTATCTTGGCCTCATTATAGGTGCTTACATTCAGCCAGAAGCATAAAGTTGCTACGCTTGAGCCAATGGTTAAAGACGAGATTGCACCGAGGGCGTTGCTACCGTTGAAATAGCGAGATCGGCCAAAGGGTGTTATGGCTGGAGTAGTGTTATACCAGGTGATGTCTTTGTCAGGAAGCAGGAGGTTGTGTTCCCTTGCTACAGAAGGACGATTCATCAACCAGCATCCAACCAAACCCTGACTCAATGGATGGTTAGGGTTGACTCGTGGTTTCCACTCGTAGCGAGGTTTGATCAGTCTTGTCGTTAGTCTGATGATATCGGACATTATACACTCTGCTCGTAGTGTCTGCTGTATTTGACGGTGTTTCCGCTCGATGCGAGGGCAGCGCCGCTTTTATTGAAGAGGATGAGCTTGAACTTGAGCGGAGCGACTGGGATGTTGGCGATGACCTTTCGCTGAGCCTGGGTTACGCTTGGGATCAGTGGGAAGATGGCGTCTGGTGGCTTGTCTCCGGTCGTGTTGTTGGGAGCGTTCTCGTAGTTCGACCCATCAAGAGAGTAAACAATCCACACTGCACAGTAGGGAGAGCCGCTGCCTGACGAGAAGCTCGCAAGATAAAGCTCGATGTCAACCCAGCGGTAGAGACCGGAGGTGTTGTCAACCTCTACGCTGCCGAGAGAGCTCATTGTGCTGTCGGCAAGATTGTTCAGCTCACTCGACAACCCTGTTTGTGGACTTTCACCGGCTACCCATTTGAACGTCGCCATCTTATGCCCTCCTTGCTGCTGCGATATCGTCCCAAGTTATGACTGTGCCTGCCCCGAATAGCTCTTCGGCTCGGCTTCCTGCCCTTGTCATTAGAGCGAGCAGGTTAGCTCTGGACGTTGTTGCAGCGCCGAAAGCCTTCTGGAGAGCAGCCCTTGTGTTGGTGCCCTTGAGGGAAACCTGACCCATAGAGAGGATGAGCTGAACCCTCGATTTTTCGGTCGCTGTCAGCACATCCCAATCTTCGGGGACGATTGCATCAAACAGTTCATAGGTGGCTACGACATCTCGTGGGATGCGGATGGAGTCTCTGGTCTCGTTGATCAGATCAGCGAGCTTCCAATTTTGACCATTAGCCCAAGCCTCGGCGTATCCGTAGTTTCTTGGGTCATTGATGAATTCGGCTTTTAGTTGACGGTAGTCCATGTTTCCTCCATCATTTGGATTTAAAAAAACAGCCGCTTGGAGCCTTGTTCAAAGTCTTCCAGTCGTCACTCCAACTCGTTCCGCCGTTGCTGTCACTTCCATTCTCGTAATCGATGTAGTATGTGGCCATAATATCCTTCAGTAATTCTCGAGGTCGAGTGTTAATCGCTCGTCCTTCTTCTTTTCAAATTGTACGCTATCGTCAAATTCATTTTGGCTTGTCGGGGGCAGGGCTGCCTTGCCGGAGGCGATATCTCGCAAGCTCAAAACAGCGGCTTCGTAATTTTTTGCGCGCACCTCGGGAACGGCCGACCGACGGCTGTAGAGAAAATAGATCGCAAGCGTTACGGAGTGCTGTTTGATAATCGTGGGGACATCCGAGAAAGGCACGCTTGCCACACGTCCGCAGTAAGAATCGATCAGCGCATCCGCTCGCGAAATGGCAGCGCTAACCCTGGCCTCGTCGATGACTCCCGCGCCCTCGTCATCCGTCAGCTCCCGAAGTTCTGTCTCTGAAAGCTCAAGCAGTATATCGTCTTTGGAACAATATCCCATCGCTCTCCCCAAGAGGGAGGGCCGTCAACCAGACGGCGCCCTCCCCCACGCGGCAGTTTAGGTCTGAATCGTATCGTACCAGAAGAAGCCGAGATCGCTTCCGGTTTGCACGATGTCGGTTTCTTCAGCTACTTCGTAGACATCTTGGTGCTCGGCAGGCTCTCTCCAGGTCGTCGTGCGACGAGGAGATCCGTCTTCATAAAGCACGCGCACCTGATATCCTGCGCTGGGCGTTTTTAGCCCTGGAGACGGCGGTCGATAGAAAAGAAACGCCGCCCCCTTGCCAGCGTTCTTCTCCCAGATGCTCACGGCCGAGAACTCGGTTCCGGCCTTTGTTTCTTTTGCGCTGCTGTAGATCGCGTCGCCGACAAGGACTTCTTCGAGGCCGAACAAAGCCGCAAGAAGATCCGGCGTGACGATGCCCCGCTGCGTGTACTTGATCCGATCGAGTACGGCGGAGATCTGTTTCACCTGGGAAAGCGTATTTCCCGACAGTATCAACACGTTCGGTCGCAGTCCCGTGTTCGAGCGTATCGTCTCGATCCGTGATTCAACGTCGGTGATGAATGTATTCGTCTGTGCGCTCGCCGCCCAGCCGCCGTTCACATCTTCGCCTGCAACACCCGACCACGTTCCCCCGATGATCAACGATGCGACACGTCGCTCCTTGGAAAGGTCGATCCGATCGGCGCAGAATTCGATGGCGTCCTGCTCCGGCCGAAGAGGCGGCGCGCCGGTAGCGCTTGCGAAGCGGCGGTCTTCGTCTGTGACCTCTTTCGCAAAGGCATACTCTTTGGGCGAGATGTCGATGTAATCGACGGGATACCCACCCCGCACGGCCCTTGCGCCGGGGCCTCGAACCTTGGCCTCGTCACGAAACCAGGCCCCTTTGAGGTAGCGGGCAACTTTGGCCTTGGGATCCGAGGTATCAATGATCGGAAAAACTCGATCCGAAATGTAAGCTCTGTTCCGATATTGAATACTCACGTCTTTGAGCGGACTCGAGATAACAAGTTCTTTGACGTTTGGCTGTGGCATATGTCAATCCTCCTTTTTTGTCAAAAAAATCTTAATGAACAACCGTGCCGAGGCTGTAGATCGTCACGGCTTCGGTGCCGGATCCGGCATTTGTGACCACGGCGAGAAAGCGCTTGCTGTTGTTCTGCGCAATGGTCATCGTGCCAGACAGCGTCACCCCGGTACCTGCCGTGACCGTAATGGTTTCGGATGCACCGGCGGTGTTCCGAATCGTGAATTCAAAGCTCGACCCTGCCACGGCGCCTGCGATCGCAGCAACGATGTTTGCAGCCGTGTCCGTAGCATCGCTCCGATTACCGCCGTTGGGATTACGAAGAATCAGTCCGCCGACCATCTGGGCCGCGGTATAGGTTACGTTCCCCGCCGTGGCGATCGTAGTGACGGTCGTCATTTTCTTGACCGCGTCGTTGATCGCCGGAAACGGCGATGTCAGGAGCACGCCTGCCAGGTCGTCCTCGGCGGCGCTCGCCTCGACCACGACCGCCCGCGTGTATGCGGGTGCCCCAGAAGAGTCCTTGCCTTTGCCGGCGTCTGCTGCGCTGACGTACTCCGGCATGACGAAAGTGCCAATGCCAAGAGCATCATTTGCCTGCAGCTTCGAGACTCCAGCAATCCGAACCACGGCGGCCTCACCGGAAGCCGGAGCATTCTGAAGAATGCCCAAAGCGACTTCGGCCTCGCTGTCGGGACGCCGAACCTTGCCCGCGCTCGTTAGAACGACAAAGCGATACTGATCGTTCGAGAGATCCTCGGCAGCCTCAAATGAAAGATCCAAGATTCTGTTTTCTGTCGTCATATTTTTTACCTCCTCTTAGCTTTGGCTCTTGAGCTCTTCTGCGTATGCCGAAGCAAGCTCCGGATGTTCCTTCTGCACTTCGATGAAAGCCTGGCCGAAAGAAAGCTCCTTCTTCTCGCCTATCTTCTTTCGCGTCAGCGCGGTAAGACGCTCGCCGGCGGTCCCTGCGACTGAGGAGCAATCGGCCCGACCGACCTCGCCGTATTCGATCGCCTTCGGCATGTGCGAAAGAAACTCTTCCATGAACTGAAGGGCAGTCTGGCTTTTTCTTTTGCCGTCTTCTGCGGGCTCGCCGAACTCGAAGGATCCCTGCATGTCTGAAAGACAGAAAAGAAAAGCCTCGAGTCCCATCCCAGTTTTCATCATCGCGGGAGTTAGCTTTCCCTCTGTGAGCAGGCCTTCACAAAAAGCGCTGATTTTGGCGCGGCGCTGTTTGGCCTCGGCCTCAGCAAGGGCCTGGGCCTGCGCCTTGAGGACGGCCTCGCGCTGGCGAAGCTCCTCCTCTCTTGCCCTGGCCTCGTCTTCAATCTTCTTTTTCGCTTCAGCGAACTCGGCCTCCATGCGGGCTCGAATCTCGGCTTCGCCTTGACCTGGAGCCGAAAGCTCCTTCTCCGCGCTGCTCACAAGCTGCTTGAGCAATTCCATAAATTCTTTGAATTTGTTCATTTTCGTTCCTCCCTCGTTTCGAAATTCTCCGATCTTGAAGTGCTTCTTCTTCGCTTCGAGACGCTCGTCGATGATCTTTCTCTCTTCCTGGGAGTATTGGGCCTGATTGTCGCGAGCCCAGTAGTGAGCGGCCGCCCTGGTCTGCTCTGCGTCCGGGCACGGATAACGATAGTTCACGGGGTCGAGAAAGTCGTCATCGGCCACAGCCTCCCATTCCGAGGGCTTCGTCACATGCCCTCCCTCTTTGATTGAAATCCCGTACTTGCGTGAGCGCTCCTCCTGGGCCTCCCTGGCCTTTTCGCGTTCGCTTTTTTCTGCCATTTTGGTGCCTCCATCGACCTCGATCTGCCAAGCCGCGGCCTCGCCGAACTGGGCCGGCCTGAGCCCTTTGACCGCGGGGGGCATGGCGCCAAGAAATCCCACGTGCCTGAGTCCAAGGTCGGGATAAAGAGCGATGCTTACCTTTTTATAAAGTCCCTTTCGGATCCAGTCGCGAAAATCCTCGGCAAGCTGCTTGGGCTTGGCAAGAAGCCTATCGCCCGCCACCCGTAAGGCTTCGATCCATCCGTAAGCTGGCGCGTCGTGTTCCGGGTGACCGATCACAATCGGAGCCTCGTGGACCTCGGGGTTATATAATGATGCGATCTCCTCGAGGTCGGCCTTTGTCCACTCTCTTGTCCTCCCTGCCGAGTCGGTATGAACGCCGGCACGAAAGACCTCGAACCACGAAGCATCGTCGTCCTGCCGCTCTGCGTGCTCGATCGGGACCCATGCGCCGTCTTTTTTCTCGAATTTCTTTCGTACGGCAGCCCAGGCCACAGCGAAAGCCTTTTCCTCGTCACCCCCGTATTGATCCCATGCAGCATTGAATGCGGTAAGCCAGATCTCCTGCCCGCGGCGAGGCAGCTCCTTCACCGGATCAGGCAGCTCGTCAAGCCGTAGGTATGGCATCTTCTCCCCCTGGCTGATTCGCCGAACGCTCCATCCGTCCGAACCAGGCTTCAAAAGAGCTCAGCGTGAACAAAGAGCGATACTTTTTCACGAGGGCACCGAGCTCTTCGACAAATTTGTCGAACTCTTTCGACTTATGATACATCTTCCTGCATCGGTCGCTGCAAAAGGTCGCCTGGCGCCCGTTGCGATTTTGGCCTTTTTCGACCCTTTTTTTGCAGTACGGGCATTGAACCATTGGTCCCCTCCTTTTCTCGCAAATTAAGCCGTCACGGGACGGCTAAACTGGGGTTGTTTACGATACCTCCGAGCTCACATGGCGTTCGACGATCCTGCGAATGTCGTCCCAGTCCTCCTTCTGCACGGCCAAAAAGGGTCTTGGCGGGATCGTAGAACCCGGATGAGAGACCTTCTTGACCGGATGTCGAGCTCCAGGCCAGAAGAGAGCTCGCTTGAAGCGTGGCCGAATCTCGTGGGGGCCCGTCCTCCCCCCAAGCTGATGAATCGCCCCGTACTTGACATTCGTCCCGATCGTGACCTTGTCGAAATAAGGCCTGCAGGTGATCGAATTCATCAGCCTCCCCGTCCGTATAAGCGTTTTGCCCGATTCCTTCTTGGAAGGCCTCCAGGGCGGGCGCCCTCCCAGCTCGAAATTTCGAACGACCGACGAACGGATCAGCTCGCCAATCGATTTCATCGCCGGGGTCAGATCCGAAAGCTTCTTGCTCAGCCTGGAAAAAAGATTTCTCAACCCGCGATCGTTGATTTCGACCTCGATCTTTATCATTACAGCCTCATCTCAGGCCCGGATAAACCTTCCCGGGATTGTAGTTCCACCCCGCATCGATGCCCACGGGCACCTTCTCGATCTCTCCCGTGTTCGGATTTCTCCATTCGTAATACCGGTCTTCGGTGTTCTTCCCGATCTCCCAGCCCCGGCGCTCGAGCTCGGCATCGGAGACGGATACAACCGTGCAGCGACAATTCCAGCCGTTGGGCGGATAGTGAGTGTCCCACCAGGGGTCATCGGCCGGCAGGATCGTCCCATGCCAGGCGGCGTGTTCGGGCCGCGTCCGATCGTCCATGACCGCCACATAGCGCCAGTAGGGCCTCTCACGAAGGACATCTGGGTCTGACATCTGACGGTAGTGCCCCACCTGGTAAGCAGTCTGTATGTTCGTATTGAAGATTGTCGAGAGCCGCCACGGAGAGCCAAGCTGGACGATCTCGCCGGTCGACTCGTCGATCCCCTCGCCCCACCAGCCCTTGCGCTGCAGGGTCGGTATGATTCTGTTCTTGAAATCATCGAAGGTCGTCCCTTCCGCAATGGCCCGCTCGATCTCCGATCGTATGTCCTCGAGAAGATCCATCTTCGCCGCCTTAGCAACGGTAAAGGCCCGGGCATGGTCCTCGCGAAGCATCTCGTACCAATCCCAGGTAATACGGTAGCCCTTCGAACGAAAATATTCGAGCGCTTTTTCCGGCGTAAGTCCGAGATCGAAATCGATCATCGCCTGAGCCTCCCCACAAGCTCCGCATAGAAGTTCGAAAGAGCGAGAAGCTCACGAAGCTTCGATTCATCCATGCTGTTTTCCAGGCCTTGGAGGCTACGCAAAGCCTCGTCGAAGTTTGTGCTTTTCAACAGTGCTCCGACTATGGGGTTGACCATTGGCGACAAAACCTCTCGCCATTGATCCGAGGCCTTTTCTTTCAGCCCCTCGATCGACCTCTGGGCCTCCGTTACGCTCAAGGCGGCAGGGCTCGGATCCTGCCGCCCCGCCTCGGAAAACGCTGCCCCCGAAGGCCTCGCGGGGGCAAAAATCTCCTCCCCTTGCTCGGGCTCTGGGATGCCGTACGTCTCGTACCAGTAGCGCTTAGGAATCGCAACGCCGATGTCAACGGCCAGTATTTTGTCCCTCTCTGCAAGTGGTTTAAGATCTTTTTCGCCCTCCGTCCTGATCCAGACCTTGGGGTATCTTTTCACGCCCGGGAAGTTGTAATCGACCAGCCAGGGGATCAGCGATTGATTCTGGCACTCGCAGAGCAAGTCGGCGTCGGCTTTAACAATTTCGCGCCTCACCTCGGCCCGTGTCTCCTCGGCGCCAAGTTTTCCTGGAGTGCCTTCCGTCGTTGCCGTCTGCCCGAGGATGAGAAACGTGATCGCATTGTTCCAGAACTCTTCCCATCGTGCATAGCTGTCTACCGAGCTCGATCGAGAGGCTTCGAGCAGCTCGACGGCCATCGAGTCGGGCGTGATGATCGCGTTGTCCGTCTGCATCGATTTGAGCGCTTCGAGAAGAAGATCCTGCTTTTCTCTTGGCGTTCCGCTCGGGTACTTTCCCCAGGGCGTAGGCTGACCGAATTTTTCGAGAAAGACAGCCCAGAACTTCACGCCGTTTTTTTTGAACCAGACGGGCCAATAGAGCGCTCGGCCGAGGGCATCCCCATAGGGGCTCGCGTTCTCGGAAGGATTTCTGAAGACGATGAACTTTCGATCCGGAAGTTCTTCGCCCTCGATCGGTTTCGAAAACGTAAGCATCCTCATGCGGTTGTCGATATCGAAAACAAACCGCCTTGGCGAGCGACCTTTGAGCTCTTTTATCCAGACCGAGCCCTCGCTGTATTCCCACATGACCTCGCACGGTTTGAAGCCCGTGACGATACCCGACAGCATCGCCTGGCGCGCCTGATCGTAAGCAAACGATTCGAAGACCTCTTTAACGAAGTCGGCTATTTCTTGATCCTCCGGCCGATCCGAGGCCGGAACGATTTCCCACTCGCGTCCGATCACAGCGAGCTTTCTTTTCTGCATCTCGGACGCAACCCGGTCCTCGCGCAGGAGGTCCTCGTAGATTTGAATCCCGCGGCCGCCCGATTCGCTCTGCAGCACCTGGTCGGGATTAACCAAGATGCGGCCGAGATATCCTCGCGTGATATCTTTTTCGTAAGTCGCTATCTCGTCCGTAATGACAGGGATACGTCTCGGCATCGGGTCCTTTCGCACCTACATCTGAAGAAAGTGATCCATCGAGCGCGAGGCATATTCGCGTCTCGTGCCTGAAGATCTGTATTCGATCGCACCTGCCGGCCCGGCGGCTCCATGAGCCCCGAGGGCCGCGGCCCAGAAGTGATCGGCATGCCCCTGCTCGGTTCGCTCTGCATCGAAGCGGACATTGCCTGCAGAGGTCACGTATTTTTTGACCGCGTGAAGATCGTCGCGAATCCAGCGATCCGCCGGGATCCGAACAAGGCGATCTTCGAACTTCCGACGAAGCGTTACGGCCAGGTCTTCTTTTACGGCCTGCGTGAAAGTGACGGCTTCGGCAGCGGAGCCGAAGCGCTCCTGAGCCTCCTCGGCCAACTGCATGCCCAGCCCCGTCGAATCAACGCAGCAGCGTCGAATCGTGTGCGATGCACCCCGACTCTTAAAAAAAGAGCCGTCCATGAGCGAAAAAAGGAAATCGCGCTGCGTCCGGAAAGGAGCTTTTTCGAGTCGGCGAACCAGGCGAGTCCAGAGGACGTCGCCCACTTTCTGCCAGACCCAGATAACAGTGAGATCTCTCTTCCGGCCCACATCGACCCCCGCATAAAGCTCGCCCTCCGGAAGTGGCCCCGCGAATTCGATCGAAGCCTCCTCGTCCTCGCAGGACGAGATCATTTCGTAAGTCAAAAAGGCCGTCGCTTCGTCGATGAATTTGCATTCGTACTCCTGCGCCCAGCCGTCCGGGTCGCTCATGCCCGCCTTGAGCTGGTCGATCGTCGCGGGCTTGCCCGTCTCGGGATCACGGAGATCGAGCCCCTCTCTCACGGCTCGATAGATATCGACCAAATGCTTCGAATACTGCTCCTGTGTCCAAAGATCGTAAAACTTGTTCTGCTTGCCGTTGGGCGTCGATACGATTCGTATCGAATAGCCACGCGTTATCGTCGGATACAAGGCCGACCAGATCTTTCTGCTGTCTTTATGAAATGCGAACTCGTCAAGCAATACGTTTGCCGAATGGCCCCTGGCCGTGTCCGGATTTGTGGGAAGGCCTACGATCCTCGATCCGTTCGGGAATCTGATCTCGAGCTGATTGTAGTCCGCCTCTTCGGCTCGAAACTTCGACTCCATCTCCTCGATCGCTATCCCGATGGCTTTGGCATGAGTCGACGCCTGGGAAATCAGCTCTTTTGACTGGCGTTCGCCCCGCGAGAGAAACACCCATTTGACCTTCCGGGCGTAGCAGTCGAGCACGGCCTCGAGGCTCGTGGCGAAGGATTTGCCGCTTTGCCTTGCCCACATGCCGATCTTGAAGCGCGAGCGGTCTTCGAGCCAGCGCTTCTGATATCCGTAAAGCGGTACTGCCGCGGTTTTACCTGCCTGCCTCGCCAAGGCCGTAGAGCTCCTCTTTTATTTTCTGAATCGACTCCTGGGAAAGGCCGATCGCCCGCTCCGGCTCGACCGGAAGCTCCTCGAGCGCCTTGCCCTTCTCGACGCTCTCGATGATGCGCTGAAGATTCGTCATCGCATGTACGACCTGGGGATCCCGTGTCTCGAGGGCCTGCTCGAGCATCTTCAAACGAAGAAGATAAAGGTCTCGACGAAATCCCGTCTGTGCGGCAAGATACTGCATTCTCTTTTGTCGCCAGTCGAATTTCTGCGACCAGCGCTGGATCTGTGCAACGGAAACGCCCGTTAGACGAGCGATCTCGTCATAGGTCTTTTGGCGATAGACATAGAGGCACTCGGCAGTTTCTACCGTGTCGTAGGAATATTCCTTCTTCAATTAAGCGCCTCCGTCGGTTTTGATCGCCGGATCGTCGATGATGCCTTCGAGCACATCGACGCCCTTGCTCGTCAGCCTGATCAGAAGCCTTCGGTTCGAAGAAATGGCGAGCTCCCGGGGCGCCGCCTGCTGCGTATCGATGTAACCACGGTCTTTGAGATAGTCTATGAACGACGACAGCTCGGCAGGCGACAAAAAGACGCCGGACTGGGTCAAGCAGTCGTTGATGACGTCGTCCCCCACGGGAAACGGTTTTCCGAGCTCGACGGTTTTCAATATGAAGCCTCGGATCCTGGAGTTGACGATCGATTTAAGATTCTTGGGCATGTCTGGCCTCGTGCGTTGCCTCCATTGCTGCGATACGCTCTGCGATTTCAACGATCGCATCGTGGGTCTTGTCAAGTTTTGCCCCGAACCCGCTCATGGCTCGGATGTAATCGTCGCGCATGACAAAACGTTGCGGGAGTGTCTCCTTAAGGTCGTTCATCTTCTCTTCGAGGCACGACATTCGCTCCTCGTGCTTCTGAAGGCTCTCGCGGACGGAGAAGCGAAGATCTTTTAGAAAGTAGCCTATAACCCCGAGACCTACGAAAATCGAAACATTGAGCAGCAAATTCTCTAATCCTGCCACATGAGCTCTCCGTACTCGTAAAGATGGGCTTCCGCCTCGCGCCGGCGAACGAGCCCCCGGAGGATGCGCCCGCCTGCGTAGATCCACTTTCGGAATTCATCCGGCACGTCACCGTGCTCCTCACGGTTCACCTTCTGCCGAAGTGTCGATCGCTGCAAAGCGCCTCCCCCGAGGTTGAATGTGAAGCTCACCAGGGCGTCGAACTGGTGGTCCTCGAGCGGCACCTGAATCAGCCGAAGGACCGATCGCTCGGCTTCTGCGACATCGCGCTGAAGCAGCCGCTCGGCCTCTTCCTCGCTAAGCGCCGTGAAACTCTCTCCTGCTCGCACAACATGACCGTAGCCGATCGTCGGATAGCCGGCCGGGCAGATGTAGACGACAGGCGAAAAGCCTTCGAAGCGTTTGATGATCGCGAGACCTTGTGGCCCGATTCGTCTCATCTCTGCAGTTGAGCAAGTCTCTTTTCTGCCTCTTTGAGCTTTTTGGCATTGTTCCTATAAACGAGGAAACCGATAATGAATCCAACGACGATGCCAACGGCAAATTCAAGCATACAAGCCTCCAGCGCTAAAGTTTCCCCGCCCGCGCTCGCATGACTTTGTGCATGGCCCGAGAGCCAAACCAGAACGAAATGATCGTCGAAAAAATGACCATGTCTTCCTCTGTCCAGATCCTTCCCAGGACCGAGGTCCAACCAAGGTCGAGCCGGTGGGAGTAGATCGTCACGAACTGGCCGTATTTCACCAACGCGTAAAGAACGAAGAAGGCATAGGTCACAATGGGCCTCACACTTCCGATCAGGCCGTCGATCCAGCGGATCCCGGTCTGGCTCGCATACCTATAAAGTGCTGCGCTTTCTGCGACATCGGCCTGGGCGTTGATCTCTTCGAGGCGCTGATAGTGCGACTGCGCGGCCCACTGCATTTGTATTTCCAGGAGCTTGAGCTCGTGCTCCTTGTCTCGTTTGTCTTTGTAGAGTTTCAGAAGCTCGGGAAACGCCGAGCCCAGAAAGCCAAGGACCGCCCCCAGGATGGCCACCATTTCAACTCATCTCCTTTGCTCGTCCGCAGGCCGAGGTTATATCAACCTCAGCACCTGTGCTTCTTCGAGCACTTTGAGCGTAAAGCGCTCGGCCGACTCGCGGTCTCCGGTGATCGTTCCCACCGGTGCCTGCCCCTTGAACAATCCGTACAGAAAGACATTATTTTGCAAGTCCGCCATGAGCACTACGGTCTCGTCTCCTTCCGCCCTGGCCACGTAAATTCGTCCCGTTTTGGGCGAAAAGCAGAAGGCGATCCCGACACGCCTTCCCTCGACCATCGCGGCCCTCGAAAAGACGTGATCCCCGTCCTGGTCAATCTCGCCCTTCAACGCAATGGCTTTTACCGTCTCGAAAGGGCTGGCCGTCCAGGCCAGAGACGCCACCAGAAAGACGATCGAAACAACCATGAGCAAAAATAAGCAAGCTTTCTTCATGTTCCCTCCTCGGCCAAGATTGCCTTGGCCATCACGGGAGGACGCCAAGTATCTTGAGAGGCCCTGTCGGCGCTCCAGGAGGCTTATTGTCGACCCGCGTGCTCACAATGTTTGAAGGCCCGGACTCGTTCTGCGATTGATCCACGGCCGTGCAGGCAAAGTAAAAGATCTCCTCCGTGTTGGATGGAGGAGTAAAAACGTAAGACCACGTCACCTTCTCTCCCGATGAAGGATGTGGAATCGTCCCCACGGCGACCCGGCTTGTGCCAGAGCCGCAGTTGACATTGTCGGGGCATCGATACATCACGTAATGATCCATGTCGGGCTCGGCATTTCGGTTCCATTCAAATTTGATTGTGAGCGCGAAACCGACTGCCGGAAACATACACAGAGCTGTTATTAGTAAAATAATAGATAGTTTTCTCATCTTTCCCCCTACCGCTGGAGATAGACCCTGATGTTTCCGTTATCGAGCGGCTCGAAAAGTAAGACCTCGCCCTGGAACTCCAGGGCGAACCAGCCGGCCGGCGCTTTCAGGGGCTTCGCCTTCGGAACGATCAGCCAATCGTCGCTCTTGCCTTCGCAGCCCCACGCCCGCAAGGCAAGAGAGTTTGACGAACGCCCTTGGTAGGTCAGGCATGAAAATGGATCGGGAAGCGGACTTCCGATCTCGACCTCGCCAAGGGGCACATGGACCGCAGCCGCTGTCGACGACAAGAGGAATGCAAAGATCAAGAGCCATAGTATCGGTTGACGTACCATCTTCTGTGCCTACATTCATACCCTCCGTTTCCCTACAAAAAAACCCGGCCCTTGACATTTCCGTCAAAAAGCCGGGTTTTCCTCGAGCTTTATGGGCAGCGTTCTACGCGCCAGTCCTTACAAAATCATTGTAGCAAACCATCATTTTTTGTCAATAATTTTAGGTCGTCCTTGCTCTGGCATCTCGTCGATTTTGAAGCGCAACGTCAGCGTGATGAATTTGACCGCTCCCGCCCTGCGCTCCTCATGGTAGTCGCAGTAAAGGCCATAGCGTTCAATCATTTCGTGGCAGATTCGCTGCGCTTCTTCCAATGTCATCGATATCTCCTGACGTTTAAGGACCCGGCACGGTGTCAGCTCTCAACAATAAACCTTAAGGCCGCCTGTGCATCAGGATGAGATGAGAACAAGTTACACAAAAAATTCGGCTTGGCGTTCTTCAGACAAGCCAAGCCTTCCTCCCTGGCTTTTTCGTCAGGGCACGTTTTCAGGATCGCCCTGACCTCGGTAAGCTTCTTTTGCGAAATCCACGTGTTCATTTTAAAGTTTTTCATGGTTGCCCTCCTTTTTCATTGTTTTCTCAAGCATGATCTTGCCTCCTGGCAGTGAGGCTTCTTCACGATGAGATCGAAACCGTTCGCATGATAAATCGCGTTCCTGAAATTCCCCGAGTATTCGAGCACGGCATAATCGATCACCTGCCGGCACCTGGGGCAAATGCGGTTGAATCTGCCTTTCGCCATGAATCTGCCGTCGCAACGAAGGCATCGCCTCTCCATAGGCGCCTCCTTT